AGCTCTTTTGCTGTTCCTATAAATTGAGGGTCTAATTCGAGTGCCTTTTCATAAACAAGCGATGACCATCTATAAGCATTCTCAAATACCTTTCCAAGATTTTCTTTCTCACCAGACATTGATGTGAGAAGACCAGCTATTCTCATCATCTGGTCTTCAAAATCCTTTGAATAAAAGAATGCATTCCTCACCTCATTTGAGATAGCTCTCATAACAGAAAGTATCGAAACAACTGAAGCATAACCCATTGCAAATANAACAACAGTATCTTTCCAGTTTTTAATCATTCTTGAGATAAAGCTATCAGTCTCTTTTATCTGAGACTTTAATGTCTCATCTTTAGAGGACAGTTTTACATTTATGGATACATCAAAATTAGCCTCTGCCATTCTATTTATCCTTTAGGTTTTTACTCAAATTCCTATTAATTTCTTCTTTTGCTATAACCATCCCTAATATCTCCGACCTCGTAAGTTCCTCGTATCTTACAGACAATATCTCAGACATGATATATAGCTCAAGACAATGAAATGCAAAATTGTACATGGGTGTAAACATCTCAGGCTCATATGAGTCTGGACATGTCTCACACAATTCAGGATTAATCTTATAAGCATCACAATATTCTGCCCCAGAGCACTTATTTGATACTATTGCTCTGAGACATTTTCTGAGTTTTTTGACAATTCACCCTCATACGAATATATCCTTGCCATATCCATTATCACTTGTTGTTTGTGACTTGCTGGTATCTTCGATTTCCAACTATCATCACTCATATCAAGTGGCACACCCTTGTCACAGTATCCCTCGACTCTGAGACATATCTTGTCATATAACCAGTTCCTTGCTGAAAACGAGTTGTCCTCCAAATCCAATTTACGACCCCTTATCACTGTTCTCCAACTCCTCCTCTGGAATTCTTTCCATTCTTCGGCTGTTGGTTCTCTAACAATGTGTTTAAGGATATACTCAACTCCTTCTCTTTCAACCCTAATTATTACTTCTTGCTCTGTTTTAGAGACATCGAAGTTTGAATTCATAAAACCCCCTTTTTTTTACATAAATTTGATTACAAACTCATCATCACTTCCTGCAAAGGTTAGACCTGCATCAAAAACCCTTAATCCATTTCTATCCGCATACTTTAAAGAACTAAACGTCACCTTTGATGATGTGATTTGAAATTTGTTTCCATTAGCTGTCCCAACAACGAAAGACAATGATTGTTCTGTTGCATTCTCCCACTTTGACCAAAATTCATAAGTAGCATTAGTAACAGACTCTGGGTCAATGCTACCTTTTGGGTCTCTTGATGTAATCATTATCTCTTTCAATCCCTTTGGAGAGTTGAGGTCTTCTCTTTCAGCAAGAGTATTGTCGAGTGAAAACTTGAAATCCTTCGCCACTGGAGAAAATGTCCCTATGGTGAGGTTAAGATTTTCAAGTATGGGTGGCTTTGATGTCTGATACACACCACTAATCATAGATGCGTCTATAGGTGTTTGATAAAGACCTCTCATAGTCCAATTGAATTTTCCATATTCACCCGCAACCATCTCACAATCAAAGGTTCCACGACAACCAGTTATTTTGTGGAGCAAGCCATCATAGTAGATATAAATCGTAGCACTCTCAAAATTGGTTGATATGGGTGCATATAAAGCTGTGTATGGTGCAGAAGTCCCCTGAATAGTTTGGGATAATCCACATGCTCTTAACAGGGGTGCTACTTCTGGAATTATAGAGGTTGAACTACCCGCATCACCTGAACCCTTCATTTCAGTTGTGAACTTTACGTCGACCAATATACGCCCTATCGAATGAGGCATTCTCGATATGGTGTCTCTAACATAATCCCTTGTTAGTATCTTACCATCAGCGGTAAGTTCTGGATTGGTGCAAAGTATCGCATTAGATGTCGAAGGCGATGCATCTTGACCATAAGTGGTCTCAACCTTTGCTAATAGAACCGTTCTCCTTGTTAACATCTTTTACATCCTCCTCTTTACTTTGTCTTTTCTGTTTATTNAGGTCTTTCATAAAGTCTTCGACTTTGACCTTTTTGCCTTCAACTAATATTTCACCCGTTTCATCATCAAACGGATAATATTTGCCATTTATCTCATAATAAGAACCACCAACTCTTATCATGCCACTGACCTCCTTTCCCAACAAGTTAATTCTAATTCTACAAAGTGACATAGTACGTCACCAAATTCCCTTAACTCTACAGATAATACTTGAACTGGATTTGAATCTATTACCTTACCACCAAGGGTAGGATCCCCTCTAAATTTATCACATATTGACTCAATCATCCCCTGAAATGTTTTTTCAGACATTTCATCATCCTTGAGAGAGTGAAATCCATAGATTTTAAAAGTATACTCCCTTTTATGGTAGGGGTATGACTCTGGTTCTTCCAAGGTCTTTGTTCTTGTGACCATCCAACCAGAAATTTTCTTACCATACTTGAAGAGTGAGAGAAATGAAGACCAATTGGTTGACCAACGCATATAATCATAGACATTCCCTATGTTAAGGCTTTCTATCGATAACCTAACATATTCAAGTATTTCCTCATACATTCTCTAATATCCCTTGTTAGTTTTGTATGTAATTCCTTAACAAATTCCTTCCACACATTGAAGAAAACATGTTTGCCTGGTATTCCTCTTTTAGCTATAGCAAGAGCGATATTTCTAACGACTCGTAAATCATCAGTCCCTAATACCATAATCACCCATCTTCTAAGTCTTGAATTCTTACCATGAGGGGGCACTTTTGGTGATGTTCTTCCAAATTCCACTGCTTGAGAATATATGGCTCTTGAGACTACTCTTCCGATAGAAACCTCATTACCTAAGATTATATCTTTGCCAATCTTATCGATAAGCTCACCAGTGACTTTTGGTGCTTTTTGAGTGACTTGAGAATAAATATATTGGGTATACTTATTTGCAAGTGCTGATTTAGTTACCTGAAGTGCTTTCAGTAATACAGATGTGATATCAGTAAGAGCAGTGCTTTGTTCAATAGCCAACCTGCCACCTCTTTATAGAGTAGGGAAGCCTTCCCCATAAGAGAAAGACTTCCCCACTTAGATTATTTGTACTTATAAGTTATCTGTAGCCTATGTTTTGGATAAGTCATGCCAGTACCAACAAGAGAAAGAACCTCACCAAGAACCGCACCTTCACTAACATCAGTGCTTGAAAGTGAAAGAGCAAGAGGAACTCTTGCACCAGCATTATTACCCNACGTGAAAGTATATGACGCCAGGTCCGCTGTTCCAGTTCCAGAAGTTCCATAGTTTCGTAAGGATATAGTAATCGTGTTTGTATTTTGACCAGTGATAGCGGAATCCGCAATCAAATAGACAGAGGTAATAACTATATCTTTGGGTGCTACAAAACCACCAGCTGTCTGAGCTGTATTTGCACCCGCAACATCAGGTAAACAAACAGTATCTATTAACCCTGCATCTGCAAAAAGGTATTTAGACATATTTCACCTCCTATGCTGTTGATTTGACCATGCCACGATAATCAGCAACAGTGACACCCCATACATGGTCAACCCTATAAGCAATCTTATCCGCATAGAACATTGAACCTGATTCTGGATTATCTGCTCTCAAAACTCTTGGGTTTTCATTACCATCCAAGAAACCTACAATTATTGTTGGACAATCCTTGGGGTCACACACCGCATACCAAGTTGTTGATGCGGTATCCCAATAACTAATTATGATGTAGTCAGTTCCATACTTCTTAGCTATGATGTTTGGAGTTGTCGCATTCTCATCAGAAGCCTTTACAAATACAGTTGAGTTACAAAGCTTGAATGCAGTATCTTCTAACCCTTCTGGAATTACCAACCATTTTGGGTACAAACCTAAGGGGTCTGATGTCGTACCATACGCCTTTTGCGATGACATTGCCCTTTTAACAGCCATAAACCCTGATGCGGATATTGCATTTGAGGTNAAAAGGTTGGAATGATTAGCATGGAAAAGTGCGGTTCCATCAGCATACGTTGGATTGCTCACAAAGATACCATTAAAAATAGCCTTATGAAGTGTTAAAGCCGCCGCCCTTGCAAGTTTGACTGGTATTCTTCTCAGTGCGAGTAAATCATCATTCCTAATCATCTCAATAGTCACAGTCTCAATCAGACCTCTCTTTGTTGCCTTTAGGGTGACTGCCTCTTCAGTTCCAGAAGTACCAACCTCAGGGTAATTCTCCCTTTCCTTAACTTCAGGTAATTCATCATAACCAGAGGTCTTTATCCATTTGTACTCCTTGAAATCTGTAAGTGGTACTATATCACTCACAACGAGTTTCCACTCCTGAAGTTTTGGCATCGCATATTCTTTTAACATAGCCCTATGAATAGCATCTCTTAAAGCCACTGGAAAATCCGAAGATGATAAAGACTCTGTCATTCTCCTTTGACCATTCTGATGACAGCTCCTTATCTCACCAGTTATCTTGCTATCCCCTGTGAACCTAATATATGCTTCCTTGAGAGATGTCTTGCCCTCGATAACATCATCAAGCATCTTATACAAAGATTCACCTTCTGACTCAGTTATCTCAACACGAGGTGAAAACCCCCAATCCTGCTTAAATGACGCCTCAATCCTTACCAACTCATCAATCTTCTTGTCAATTTCTTCAGTGGAATTATACTTGCCAGCCATAACAACTTCTTTAGATGCCGATGATAATTTAGTTTTTGACAATGCAGACTCAAGATACTCCTTAAGTCTCATATCCTTAATCAAGGACTCTAATTCAGAAAGTTTTTGCCTTACATCATCATTAGTTGATTCCTTATCAGGTTTAGTTGATTCCTTATCAGGTTTCGGATAATCAGGATAATTAGGATACTCGGGGTAACCCTTTTTCTTTTTCTTTTTCTCCTCAATAAGATTAACAAGAGCTTGTAGAATTTCTTTACAATGCTCAACATTCGACAACTGAGAAATGCATTCCGAAATTGCAGATTTTATAGCATCCATATCTGCTTGGTCAAAATCCTCAGCAGACTCACCAATGGCTGAGAGAAAAAGTTTAGCATGAGTATCCCCAATCTCTTCACCTGAAAATCCCTTTACAAGATAATAGAGTTTGTCCATTTTGCTCTCCTTTACTTGTATTTTAAATAACACCG